AATCGGATCGGCTCTCAGTGGCGAGAAACCGGGGGATGCGTCTACGCAGTTGCCCGGATTGCGGCAAGGTCGATAAGGTCAGGGCCGACAACCCCTCGCCGAGATGCAAACGCTGCGCGACCCTTTCGACGATGGAACTGGGGCGCGACCAGAAATCGGCAGGGCGGAACCGGGAAACGTGCCAGCACTGCCGGATCGAATTTGCGGCGCCACCAAGCAGCCGCCAGAAGTTCTGTAGCCGGGCATGCCGGGTTGCCGCGCAATCGACAGAACGGACCTGCGAGACCTGCGGCACTGCGTTTCGCATCGCGCGGTCGATCCTGTCGGGCAAGTGCAATTCCAGCGGACGCTTCTGTTCGCGACCCTGCTACGAGCGTCACCTCTGCCGAACGCCCCGCATTCGCGGCCGTGGATCACGCTGGGCCAGCGTCCGACGTGAATCGCTGCGGTTGACACCGTTCTGTGCCTGCTGCGGCGGGCGAAGGCACCTGCAGGTGCACCACATCATTCCGTTCCGCCTCACGCGGGACAATTCGCAGACCAACCTCATCCCGCTCTGCCGCGCCTGCCACAAGCGGGTCGAGGCGGTTTTTCACGATCTCGAGGCGGCGGCACCGCCGATCCAGATCACCAAGCTGGTCCTGTTCTGCAGCATCCACGCCATGCGGACCGTAACCCTGCACAAGCTCAAGGCCCTGAAATCAGATGCTCAACACCGCGCTGCAGCTTGAAGACTGGCCCATCGGCCGACTGATCGAATACAACCGCAACCCGCGCAAGAACGATGACGTGGTCGACCGCATGGCGCAGGCCATTGTGGAATTCGGCTTCCGCATTCCGATTGTCGCGCGCAGCGACGGGCTGGTTGTCGATGGGCATCTCCGGCTTAAGGCCGCACGGCTGCTGGGCCTTGCAACTGTGCCGGTGGTCCTGGCTGACGAGTTGTCGGAAAACCAGATCAGGGCGTTCCGGTTGCTTGCCAACCAGTCCGCCAATTGGGCCGAATGGGACGAGGCGCGGCTTTCGGCCGAACTGCAGGACCTGCTCGCGGATGATTACGACATTTCGCATGTCGGTTTTTCCGATGGCGAGTTGGACAAGCTCTTGGCCTTCGTGCCGGAGGGGGACGGGCAAGAAGGTGGCGCCGGTGGCTCAGTGCCGCCGGTGACCATCCCCGAACCCCCGCGCAATCCGGCCTCGCGGACCGGCGATCTCTGGATCCTCGGCGACCACCGGCTGCTGTGTGGTGACAGCACCAGCGCGGCCGATGTGCGCCGCCTGATGAATGGCGAGCGGGCGATCCTGTTCGCGACCGACCCGCCGTATCTTGTGGACTATGACGGCTCGAACCATCCGACCCGCAACAAGGACTGGTCGGCGTCCTATGGCACGACTTGGGATGACAGTTCGCAGGGGGCCGAGCTTTTCGACGGCTTCATCGCAGCCGCCGTGGCGGAAGCCATTGCCGAAAATGCCGCCTGGTATTGCTGGCATGCGTCCCGCCGCCAGGCGATGCTGGAAGCCTGCTGGGAAAAGGCTGGGGCCTTCGTGCATCAGCAGATCATCTGGGTGAAGGACCGCGGGGTTCTGACCCGGTCCCACTACCTTTGGAAGCACGAACCCTGCTTCATGGGCTGGCGCCGTCCGAACCGCCCGCCGAAGGTGGCCGAAGAAACACTGCCATCGACATGGGCGCTGCCCAGCTTCGCCAAGGACGAACGGCCCGACCACCCGACACCGAAGCCGCTCGACGCGTTCGGCATCCCGATGCGCCAGCATGTGGCGCGGGGCGGGCTCTGCTACGAGCCGTTCTCGGGGTCCGGTTCGCAGATCATGGCGGGCGAAGCCAATGGCCGTCGCGTCTTCGCGATGGAGATCAGCCCGGCCTACATCGACGTTGCCATCGAACGCTGGCAGGCCGAGACCGGTCGCGACGCGATCCTCGACGGCGACGGCCGGACCTTTGCGCAGGTCAGAACCGAGCGGCTGGGCGACAACGCCGAAGCCACTGCAGATGCCCCGGCCGAAATGCCGGACACGAACGCCGATCCCGAACCGATCCGCAAACGCAAATCCGCAGCCTGAGGCATGCATGACCTGGCTTTACCTTCCTCCGGACGCGCTTCCGGAACCGGAGACGCATGCATGTTCGGCCTCTCCCTTTGCTCCGGCGCAGGCGGCCTCGACCTCGGGCTTACCATCGCCATCCCCGGATATCGTGCTTTGGGCTATGTCGAACGGGAAACCTTCGCCGCAGCCACTCTCGTGGCGCGGATGGAAGACGCGTCCCTGGATCAGGCTGTTGTCTGGGACGACGTTGGAACCTTCGACGGCCGACCGTGGCGCGGCACGGTGGATATCATCACGGCAGGCTATCCGTGCCAGCCGTTCTCCGTCGCGGGGAAACGCCGGGGTGCTGACGACCCACGCCACCTCTGGCCACATGTCGCCCGTATCATCGGCGAAATCAAACCGCCTTTCGTGTTCCTCGAGAATGTCGCCCATCATCTCCGCCTCGGCTTCCCCGAAGTCGCCAGCGGACTGGTCGGCATGGGCTACCGCCTTGCGGCAGGCCTCTTCACGGCGGCGGAAGTCGGCGCGCCCCACAAGCGTGAGCGGCTCTTCATCCTCGCCATCCGTGAAGGGGACGAGCTGGCCGACCCCGCGCGCCTGCTCTGGCGTCCGGTCGAGTGGCGGGAACCGGACGGAACTGCTCCGGCTGTGGCCGACGCCCCGGGCCAGCGCCAACGAGAACCGGCAGACGAAGCCGACGCCGTCTCAGGAAGCGGGGCAGCACGGGATGAACCTGGCGACGACGGCCGCGCTCTGGCCGACGCCCCAGATCGACAGCTTTCGCAGTCGGGGTGGCGAGCGGCGCGACGAGAAGGGTCTGGACCGGATGGCGCGCGACTGGCCGACGCCGATGGCGAACGATGGCTGCAAGCCGAGTGCGGGCAATCGTCGGACAGCCGACCTGACCCATGCGGCCGGGATGTGGATGACGCCAACGGCGCGGGATCACAAGGACGGGGCGACGACCTTGGCGAACACGCCGGTGAACGGCCTGCTTGGCCGCCAGGTCCTAGCGACGCCGATGGTTGGGAGCGATACCTCCGATGCGCGCCGGACCTTGAACCCGCTGTTCGTCGAGGCGCTGATGGGCTGGCCCACCGGGTGGACCGGCTTCGCCTCTGTGGCAACGGCGTGGTCCCGCTGGTTGCAGCGCATGCGCTGCGAACTCTGGCAGTTGAATTACTGGCCGGTGGATGAGGTGGCCGTGGCATGAGACAGTCGCGCGTCATGTCGCTGGTCGAATCCATAGCCAACGTGATGGTCGGCTACGGCGTCGCCGTCGTCACGCAGATCCTGATCTTCCCGATCTTCGGCCTGCATACGACGCTGGCGCAGAACCTGAAGATGGGAGCGGTGTTCACAATCGTCTCGCTCGGCCGCAGTTACGCCTTGCGGCGGTTGTTCGAGCGATGGCGCCGCCTCTGACCCCGCTGGCGGTGTACGACGTCGGATGCTAGCCTTGGCCAATGTCCGACTGGCAACACATCGAGATCAACAACCACGGGACCATCGTCGTCCTGCGCCCGATCTCGGACGAGGGTCGCCAGTGGTTCGAGGACAATGTCGGCGAACCTGAACCGGGCGGCATCTATACTTGTGAGCCCCGTATGGCGCAGGACATCCTGCAGGCGGCGGCGCGCGATCTTCTGTCGATGCAGTAAATGACCTTCGCCCAGGGCGGACGGTGTCAGTCTATCGTGCGCATTCAAGGTTTCCAGTCGCTCCGGCGACCGTGCCGGACATGCAAAATCTGCACCGCCTCGTCGATGACGGCATAGTAGATGCGCCAACGGGTTGCCCTGCCGTAAAGCGCGCGGCGGATCGGCAGGTCGAATTCACGCACTTCCGGCGCGATTGGATGGGCCTCGGGCATCGCGCCTAGGGCGAGGATGGTGTCGCGGATGCCTGCCAGCCATTCGTCCGCCGCCTTCGGGTTGCGATCCCGCAGGTAGGTCCATGACGCTGTCAGATCATCCGCCGCGTTCGGCGTGATGATCACCGGCAGAGGCGTGGTCATTTCGTCTGGGCGAGGCCATCAAAAAAATGGCCGGCCTCGACGCCTTCACCGGCACGGGCCTGCGTCAGACCTTTGCGGATCCCGGCGACGGTTTCGGCATAGTCGAGTTGGTCCTGCATCTCTTGCCATGCGGCGGCGTCCATCACGACGACCGAGGGCTTGCCATTCACGGTCAGGATCTGCGGCCGACCGGTTTCCTTGATCTGCGCGATCATCCGCGCCGAATCCCGCTTGAACTCGGTCAGCGGGCTGATGTCCTTGGTGATGTTCATGGCTGGTCTCCCGACGCGCATCGAATGAAGTGCGAATATAGCGTCTTTTTCAGTGCGCGTCGAGAGGATCGGCGTTTAGCGGATGGCGTAAACCCTTCCCCGACCGTCCACCTTTTCCGAGGTGATGGTGAGGCCGAGCTTCTTCTTCAGCGCCCCGGACATTGATCCTCTCACGGTATGGCCGAGCCAGCCCGTCGCTGCGACGATCTCGGCGATAGTTGCACCTTCCGGTGCGCGCAACATGGCAATCAGGGTGTCCTGCTTGGTGCCAGTGCGGCGCAGCGGTTCGGTGCCGCTGGGGATAAAGGTCGCGGGTGCCGGATCGTCGGTGAACCCGAGGGTCGAATAGGCCAGCGGCGTGGCGCGCAAGGTGATCGAGCCGCGCTCTTCGTCGTGCCGCCAGACCGTGTTCAGGTCGGTGGCAGCAACCTCTTCAAGGAGAGCGTGTTTCAGAAGGCTCTTGCACACATTGCCGACGGCACCGCCTTTCAGCTTGGCCGTGATCGGAAACACCATCCCGTCGTCGCGCCCGCAGGCCGTTGAAAGGATGATGGATTGGGTGTCAGTCAATTGGATCTGGGTCATCGTCGTCTCCGTATCGGGGCGCGACAATCGCGCCCCTCCTACGAGACCAAGCCCGCCAGTCGGCGGGCGTGTCCCGGAAGGGGTGTCGTCACTCGGCGTGTTCGCCTTCCTTGAAGGCGCTTTCGGTGATCTCGCGCAGTTTGGCGCGGTAGTGGTTCAGGGTGCCGACGTGGCCCCAATGAATCTCGTCGGGGCTGGTCTCGAAATGATCAGCGCTGAGGGTTGCCAGCCGCGCGAGTATCCCGTCGATCTCGTGTTTGGCGGCAAGGAAGGCGTTCAGGGCTTTGGAATTGTCGATGGCGCGGTGGGTCATTTTGAAGGCTCCTTGATCAAGTTGCATCGCTTCGGTTGATCAACGTTCGCTCTCGTCCGGATGCTTATCAACCGAATAAGCCAATGGTTTTGAATGATAATCGGAGCGCGTGATGCAGGGCATGAGCGAGCGGCAGTATGCCGCGCATGTCGGCCTGTCGCGGGGGGCAATCCAGAAAGCCAAGGAGTCCGGGCGGCTGGTTCAGCACGCTGATGGCTCGATTGATGCCATCGCATCGGATGCGCGGCGGGCTGCGATGACCGACCCCGCAAAGCAGCGTGGCGCGAAGGCCGCGGCCGCGCCAGCCACGCCGAAGCTGAAGCCTGTGCCGGATACCGCGCTGTCGGCGGTGGGTGAGACGCTTCGCGACGAAGGGTTGCCCGCCCCGGTCAGCGGTGGTGGCACGACCTTCCTGCAGGCCAGGACCGCCAACGAGGTGCTGAAGGCGCAGGAGCGCAAGCTGAAGCTCGCCCAATTGAAGGGAGAGTTGATCGACCGCAATCGCGCGGTGGGGCTGGTGTTCCGGCTGGCGCGGGAGGAGCGCGATGCCTGGGTGACCTGGCCCGCGCGGGCAGCGGCGCTGATGGCATCGGAACTGGGGGTGATGATCGCGGATCACGGAGCGCTGGAGCCCGCCATGATGCAGAAGGTTCTGGAAGCCCATGTCCGCGCCCAACTCGAAAGCCTCGCCGAGGTCCGCATCGATCTTCGCTGACGGCATGGACGGATCGGCGGCGTTTGATGGCGCTGAAGACCTGCTGCGGTCGTGGGGCTTGGGCATCCGGCCCGATGCCGATCTGACGGTGTCGCAATGGGCCGATACGCACCGGATGCTGGGGTCGCGTGCCAGCGCCGAACCGGGGCGCTACCGCACGTCACGCACGCCCTACATGCGCGAAATCATGGATGCTTTGTCGCCAAGTTCAGCCGTCCAGCGCGTGGTGTTCATGAAGGCGGCACAGGTCGGTGCGACCGAGGCCGGGAACAATTGGATCGGCTTTGCCATCCACCAGGCGCCGGGCCCGATGCTGGCGGTGCAGCCGACCGTGGAACTGGCCAAGCGCAATTCGCGCCAGCGGATCGACCCGCTGATCGAGGAAAGCGCCGCCCTGCGTGAACGGGTCAAACCGGCGCGGTCGCGCGACGCGGGAAACACCATGCTGTCCAAGGAATTCGCGGGCGGCATCCTGATCATGACAGGGGCGAACTCGGCTGTCGGGCTGCGCTCGACCCCGGCGCGCTACATCTTTCTGGATGAGGTCGATGCCTATCCGGCTTCAGCGGATGAGGAGGGCGATCCGGTCAGCCTTGCCGAGGCGCGGTCGCTGACCTTCGCCCACCGGCGCAAGGTGTTTCTGGTCTCGACGCCGACAATCCGCGGGCTGAGCCGGATCGAGCGGGAGTACGAGGCCAGCGATCAGCGCCGGTTCTTCGTGCCATGCCCGCATTGCCGTCAGTTCCAGTGGCTGAAGTTCGAGCGGCTGCGCTGGGAAATGGCGCGGCCCGAGGCTGCCGAATATCACTGCGAAGGCTGCGAACGCCTGATTGCGGAACACCACAAGACGGCGATGCTTGAGGCAGGCGAGTGGCGCGCAACCGCTGACGCCGCCGATCCCGGCACCGTCGGCTATCACCTCTCGGCGCTTTACTCGCCGATCGGCTGGCTCAGCTGGGAGCGGATCGTGCGGTCATGGGAGGCAGCGCAGGGCTCGGACGAGGCGATCCAGGCGTTCAAGAACACCATCCTTGGCGAAACTTGGGTGGAAACCGGAGAGGCACCGGACTGGTCGCGGCTTTATGATCGCCGCGAGGCGTGGAAGCCGGGCATCGTTCCGGCAGGTGGGCTGTTCCTGACTGCGGGGGCCGACGTCCAGAAGGACCGGATCGAGGTTGATGTCTGGGCCTGGGGCAGGGGTGGGACAAGCTGGCTGGTCGATCACATCGTCATCGACGGCGGCCCCGATCATCAGGGCGCGTGGGCGGAACTGACAAAGCTGCTGGATCGGACATGGACGCATCAGAACGGCGCGCAGCTGCGGCTGGCCAAACTCGCCGTCGATACCGGTTATGAGGCTCCGGCAGTCTATGCCTGGTCGCGGCGGCAGGGCGTAGCGCAAGTTGCCCCGGTCAAGGGCGTCGAAGGGTTCAATCGTTCAAGCCCGGTGTCAGGGCCCACTTACGTCGATGTGACCGACGCGGGCAAACGCCTGCGCCGGGGTGCGCGGCTCTGGACGGTGGCGGTATCCACCTTCAAGGCGGAGACCTACCGCCACCTTGGCCTACCACGCCCGACCAAGGAGGAACTGGCCGAGGGGGTGCAGTTTGCGCCCGGCACCGTGCATCTGCCCGATTGGGTGGACAGCGAATGGCTGAAACAGCTGGTGGCCGAGGAACTGGTCACCGTGCGCACCAAGCGCGGCTTCGCCCGGCTTGAATGGCAGAAACTGCGCGAGCGCAACGAGGCGCTGGACTGCCGGGTGTATGCCCGCGCCGCTGCCTGGATCGTCGGGGCCGATCGTTGGTCCGAGGCGCGCTGGGCCGATCTGGAGGCGCAGGTGGCAGGGGACGGCAGGGCCGAAGGGAGCCACGAAAAGGCCGCCGCAGGATCAATCCGTGCGGTGCGCAGTCCGGCACGGCGCAGGGCTGTGGCGTCGAATTACATGAGGTGATCAAAAGCATGGCCTTGCGCCGACAGGGCCAATTGTCGGCGCAAGGGGCGGTCGCGCTTCAGATACCACTCGCGGCTCATAGCATCCGTTCGCGACGGAAGGCGCTCGGCATAGATCAGGCACCAAGCTCGGCCGCGTGTCGACTTTGCACCGGTGCCCGAATTGTGCTGGGCCAGGCGGCGGTCGAGATCGAGGGTCCAGCCGACATAGGTGCGATAGCCATCCGGGGCATCACAGCCGAGGACATAGACGAACCCGATCATTGCTCTCTTGTACGGCCCGATCCACGATGGCTCAGCAGTGGGCCGCGACGCCGGGCGGCAAAGTTTCCGATGATCATGCGGATGTCGCGCTCATCGATATCTTCGGGATCGAAGGATCCATCACTCCATTCGAGCATCTGGTCGTGATCCTCATGCCGGGGATCGGTCACGGCTTCCAGAAACGCCTCGAATCCGCTGATGCCGCCGACATCGTCGGGCGGTGCGCGGCGGGCTCCGCCGACGAAGGCCGGGTAGTCAGTGTGGTCTTCACCCTGCCGGACGCTGTCCAGGATAATGTGATGCCGCCAGTTGTCGCCGAAATCGTAGACGTAAAGAAAGCGATCAACCCCGCGCTCGACCAGCGTCTTGAGGCGGATGCTCTTCGCTTGCAACACCTTGCGGTCCCAGGCGCTGTCGTCGGGATAAGGCTCGCCATAGACTTGGTCGCCGACGACAAATTCGAACAAATGCGCGCCCTGCCAGCGCATCGTGACCTGAATGATGTCGTGCAGCGCTGTCAGGGTGGAAGACAGAGGCACGTCGACCGAGCGCCAGACCTGAGGGTCAGTCCCTTCAAGTTCGATGCGCATGCGGACGACTGGTTCGTTCATGACTGTTGCTGTTTTCCTGCGGCGGCACCCCAAACCTAACGGAAAAAACCCCATGCCGACAACTGCAGAGCTGAAGACTCGCCGCGATGCCTTGTCAGCGCAGCGCTCCAGCGGTGTGGCGCGGGTCAGCTATGACGGAAAGACCGTGGACTACCGCAGCCTTGCCGAGATCGATCGGGCCATCGAGGTGCTGGACCGCGACATCGCGACTGCCGAGGGGCGCAAGATCATCCGGCAGGTGCGCGTGATCACCACCAAGGGGCTGTAGCGCATGGGCTGGCTTGACGCCTTTCGCCGCCGGAGAACCGGCGGCCCTGTTGCCGTGCGCGCGCGGCTGGAAGGGGCGATGTCGCAGCGCCGGTTGCGAGGCTGGCAGCCGCCGCTGGAAAACATCAACTCGCTGATTGCCTCAGGCGGGCCGCGTCTGTTGGCAAGGTCACGCGAGTTGGTGGTGACCAACGGCTATGCCGCCAATGCATGCGAGGCCTTTGCCTCGAACCTGGTGGGCGACGGGATCAAGCCTTCGTCGCTGATCGAGGATCCGGCCCTCCGCGATCAGGTGCAACGGTTGTGGCTTGCCTGGACCGATGAGGCCGATGCCGATGGGCTGACCGATTTCTACGGCCTGCAGGCCATGGTGGCGCGCGAGATGTTCGTCGCGGGCGAATGCTTCGTCCGGCTGCGCCCGCGCCGGGCCGAGGATGGGCTGTTGGTGCCGATCCAGCTGCAATTGCTGCAATCGGAAATGCTGCCCTTCGAGAAGACCGAGGCGGCAGCCAACAGCAATCGCATCCGCTGTGGTATCGAATTCAATGCCATCGGGCGTCGCGTCGCCTATCACTTCCGCCGCCGCCATCCCGGCGACAGCACCGATCAGGGGATGGTCACGCCGGAAACGGTCCGCGTTCCGGCCGAGGATGTCCTGCACATCTACCGACCCATCGACGCAGGGCAAATCAGGGGCCTGCCGCATGTGGCACCCGCCATGGTGCGGCTGTTCCTGCTGGACCAATACGACGACGCTGAACTTGACCGTAAAAAGACCGCGGCGATGTTCGCGGGTTTCATCACCAAGACCGCCCCCGAAGAACAGCTGATGGGCGAAATCGAGGCCACCGACGACAGTGGTGCCACCGTCAGTCTTGAGCCCGGCACCTTGCAGGTGCTGCTGCC